TGTGGCCTCCCCCTCCCCGAGGGTCTACCCGGTTGTATCAGATGACTGACACAGTTGTATTAGGCGACCGATACAACTATTTCAGGAGCGTGTCACGAATGTTTCAGACGTGTTACACGCGGTGTGAGATTCGTCTAACTTCTGCAAGAATCTTGCAGCGATCTTGCAAGCCTTGCAAACATCTTGCAAAGACGTTGCAGGCTCGCCCCCGGGTGTGCACGGCGTGTTATCGTTGACACGACCGACGCTAAGGAGTCCTTATGAAAGTGGTTCGCAAGTTCAAAGTCCCCCGAGACATCAGCATGCTCGAGACCTCGAAGGAAGCGGTCGAGGCCGCATCGTGGCTGACTCCAGCCGACGAAGGGACCGTCGCGCTCCTCCTCAAGCTCGCCCACCGGCTTGATGACCCTGACTTCCCCTTCCCCAACGGGCGCTACGACAACGTGACCGAGGGCCTGTTCCTGAAGACGTCGCACGCGCTGGGGCTCACCCCGGAGATGCGCAAGCTCTGGGAGAAGAAGGAGGCCGTCAAGACGGGCGGCGGCCGTCTTGACGCGTTGCGGAAGAGCACATCCAATCTGCATGCGGTCTGATGTCCGCCATCGAGGGGGAATTCTTCCGCGACTGGATGCGTCGGGCGGAGGAGACGTGTCCGCTGCGCATCGCTGGGGCTACGCGCTTCGGCCACTCGACACCCCGTATCTGCACGCCTCCGCTGCGTGAGCTCACCCGTGAAACGTCACTCGGGTACTCACTCATTGAGTTCGTTGAGCAGGTGACGGGCGCCAGTCTCATTCCGTGGGAGCAGGAGCTTGCTATCCGAGCCCTCGAGCTTGAGGAGTCAGGCAAGCGTTTGAGGTTTCGTACAATCGTTCTGCTTGTTGCGAGGCAGAACGGTAAGTCCACCTTCGCTCAGATGCTCTCCGTGTGGGCCATGTACATGCTCGGAGTCAACCTGATCATCGGCACCGCGCAGGAGCTCGATATCGCGGAGGAGCTCTGGGCGGGCTGTGTGGATATCGTAGAATCGCTGCCAGAGCTGGCTTCCTGCGTCACCAACATCAACAAGACGAACGGGAAGAAGTCCCTGGACATCGAGTACACCGACGACAAGGGCAACGTCGTCAAGTCCCGCTACAAGGTCAAGGCCTCGACCCGTAAGGGCGCTCGTGGGCTGTCCGGGGACCTAGTCCTACTGGACGAGTTGAGGGAACATACAAACTGGGATTCGTACGGCGCCGTCACCAAGACGACGATGGCCCGTCCGAAGGCCCAGATATGGGCGCTGTCCAACGCCGGGGACGACTCTTCTGTCGTGCTCATGTCGTTGCGGAAGAAGGCGCACGCCTTGCTCGGCGACCCCGATGGGATCAACCAGGACGATACCGATCTGATCGCGCAGGGTTCCGGCACCTCCTCGCTCGGCTTGTTCGAGTGGTCGGCGGCGCCGGGTCGGGCCACCACGGACCGTGATGGGTGGGCGGAAGCCAACCCATCGCTGGGTTACACGGTGGACGAGGCGTCTCTTGAGGCCGCCGAGGCCACTGATACAGAGGCGATTTTCCGTACCGAGTGTCTGTGCCAGTGGGTGACAACCGTTGCAACTGGACCGTTCCCCAAGGGGCTGTGGGAAGCATGCCTTGATTCGAGAGGCATCATCCCGGAGGAGAACCCAGTCACCTACGCCGTCGATGTCTCGTGGGATCGCGGCGCAGCATACGTTGCCGCCGCCGGGCTCAGGGCCGACGGGCGGCCCCAGGTTGAGGTTGTCGCGGCTCGCCCTGGTCAGGGATGGACTGAGTGGGTGCCGGAGTGGTTCAAGGGGTTCGTGGACGCCGATTATCCGGCCCGTGTGGTCGTGCAGGCCCGCGCGTGCCCGGCGGCGCTGCTCATCGGACCACTCTCCGAGGTTGAGGGGCTGACGGTGGTCGAGTGGGGCGGCGGCGATCTGGGTATCGGATGCGGTCTCTTCTACGACCATGTTGCGGCCGCTGACCCTGAGTCGAAGGACAAGATTCCGCCATTGTCGCACCGTGGCCAGGAGGCGCTGACGCTTGCAGCGCACACCGCCGCGCAGCGTTTCTACGGCGATGGGTGGTACTGGGACCGGAAGAACAGCCCCCAGGATGCCGCGCCTCTCGTGGCCGCCACCGAAGCATTGTGGGATTTGCTTATCAATGTTATAAAGGGCAATACGACTTCCATATATTCCGACGGACCGGTCGAGCTGTTTTGAGGGTGGAGTTCATGGCAGGAGTTGACCGAGAGCTGCGACGGCTCATCGGCGAAACGATCGTCGTACCCCTCGACGGCGGGTCTGCCCGCGGCGTGCTCAAGCACGTCGCTCCAGGCTGGATCGTGCTGGCAGAGTGCCAGACAAAGGATGGCCCGATCGACGGGCAGCTGATGCTCCGGCTGCCGCTTCCCTGGGTGCAGGTGGTTCCATGAGCACGGTGTTCCAGACGTTGGGCGCGCTCGCTGCCCACAACACTGGGAACACCGTGCTCGACGTCGTTGATCCCGGTGTTCCGCTGGTTGATTACGACGCCACCGACGTCACCAGCGTGCAGGCCGTGTGGAAGACACAGCCTGCGGTCCGTAAGGTGACGTCATTCATCGCCTCGAACATCGCTTCGATTCCGTTGCACGTCTACAAACGGGTCGATGACACAGACCGGCAGCGGATCACCGAGGGACCTCTGTCCGATCTTCTCTCCGACCCGACGCCTCGAATGGGCGCATATCGGTTCTGGGAGCGGGCGATCCTGGACATGCTGCTCTATGACCGCTGCGCTCTCATGGTTGTCCCCGCTGGGAACGAGCCCGCTCAGCTGGTTCGTATCCCTCCACGAAGGTTCAAGTTCGTCTCCGACGGGCTGGATCGGGTCACAGCTATTCGTGTCAGCAACGGTAAGGGCGAGACCGAGGACCTGGACCCGGAGAAGTTCCTGTTCGACGTCGGGTACTCGCAGTCCAACGGTAAGGGTCTGTCCCCGATCACGACCTTGTCCGCGCTTCTCAAGGAGGCCTCCGAGGCGGTCGCCTACCGCCGGGCCATCATGGAGCGGGCCTCTCAGCACTCGGCATGGGTGAGCCGTGAGGCCGCATGGCCGGATCGCAATGCCCGGGCGAATTTCCTCGAGTCCTTGCGGGCCTTCCAGCGGGACGGAGGCCGCTCCGGTGGGACGATGCTCCTGGATGAGGGCATGGAGTGGCATGACCGGGAGTTCAAGCCTACCGATATCAGCGATCTCGAGTCCCGTACCTTGACGAACATCGAGGTGGCTGGGGCCTACCACATCGCCCCCGAGCTGCTGGGGGATCGTCCCGGCACCTACTCGAATATGGCCGCCCACCGTCAGGCGCTCTACCGTGATGCGCTCGGACCGTACATCGCGGCCTGGGAGCAGATGGTTGCTCCGCTGGTGGACATGCTTCAGCCGGGTCAGAAGCTCTACATCGAGCCGTTCGTTGACGCCAAGCTCCGCGGCTCCTTCGAGGAGCGCGCTTCCATCATGCAAACGGCGACGGGCGCCCCCTGGATGACCCGTAACGAGGCCCGCGCCAAGGACAACCTGCCCGCCGTCCCCGACGGGGATGAGCTGATCGTGCCGCTGAACGTCCTCGTCGGTGGCCAGGCGTCCCCGACGGACTCCGGTACACAGAACGAGGAGCCTACGTCCGAGCCGGACCACGGTGAAGAGCCCAGTGATCTCGATTCTGCGAAGCCGAAGGCTGATCCGCAGACCCGGCAGATCAAGGCGCGCTCCCTCGAAGGGGGTTGGGTCAAGAAGGCCGAGGAGCTGCTGTCCAAGCACTACGACCGCCAGAAGCGGGCCATACTCCCCGCGCTGGGGGCCAAGGCACCGCAGTGGTGGGACCGGGACCGCTGGAACCGTGAGCTGGCCGATGATCTGTACGCCTTGGCTTCGACCTGTGTGGATCAGATGGGCGCAGACGCTTGTCGCCAACTCGGATTCGACCCATCCGAGGACTGGGATCGTGACCGCACCCTCAACTATCTGAAGGCAGTCACGAAAGCACGCGCCAAGTGGGTCAACGACGCCACCTACCGGCAGATCAAGGCCGCCCTCGGCCACGATCCTGAGGAGAGCTCTCCTACGCCGGTTGCCGATGTGTTCGAGCGAGCCAAGGACCAGCGGGCAGCCGCTGGGGGCGCGGCGTTCATCGCCGCCATGTCCAGCTTCTCCGCTGCGGAGGCCGCCAAGCAGGCCGCGCCGGGTCGCACCACCAAGACATGGGTAACAGGCCGCAACCCTCGACCAACCCATCTGGCCATGAACGGTGAGACCGTACCCACCGGCTCGCTCTTCTCCAACGGGCTCACCTGGCCCGGTGACCCGTCCAGGGGACCCGACGAATGCGCCGGGTGCAACTGCTCCATCAACATTGAACTTCCTCTCACGCCGTAAGGACACTGGAATGCACTACAAAGCTGCCGGAGAAGCCACGGTGACCGATGACGGCGCCGGGTTCGTTGGCTACGCCTCTACCTGGACTCGTGAGCCCGACTCCTACGGCGACGTCGTTGCCAAGGGGGCGTTTTCTCGCACCCTGAAGGAGTGGGAGAAGCGGAGGGCCCCCATCCCGGTTCTGTGGGGACACCGCATGGATGAGCCGGGCTTCTTCATCGGTCACGTCCGGGAGGCCGTCGAGGATGACCACGGCCTGAAGGTCACGTGTGCTCTGGACGAGGACTCCGACAACGCCCAGCACGTGCGCCGCCTGTTGAAGACCGGCACCGTGGGGCAAATGTCTTTTGCCTTCGACATTCGTGATGACGCCACCGTTGAGCTGAAGGGCCGCCGTGCCCGAGAGCTCCGGGATCTCGACTTGTATGAAGTGTCCGTCGTCCCCATTGGAGCGAATCAGGACACGTCCATCGAAGCCGTCAAGGCACAGTCTACTGATGCCCTGACGCCGGAGGAGATTGCGAAGATTCGTGAGCTCCTCGCCCGTGAGGAAGACGTCCCGGAGGAGGGAGAGCCCTCGGATGATACCGAGGAGCCCCCCAACGACGGGTCTGCTGACGGAAACACTGAGCTCGACGACGAGGCCGTCGATGACGGTAAGGCGCCGAGCCCTGTGGAGGCCGCCGCGCAACTCAATATCACCATCACCGCCCTTCTTGGGCAGGAAGGAGCCACAGCATGACGAAGCTTGCTGAGGCACGTGCGGAGGCCGTCAAGAAGGCCCTCGCTGCACAGAACATCATGAATCAGGCCGGCGCCGACGTTACTCACGACCAGATCAAGGCTGTGGAGAACGCTGTTGCCGAGGTCAAGGACATTGACGCCCGCCTCGCTGCCTCGAAGGGTGCGCTCGACGCCGTTAACGCCCTGGCCGAGTCCGGCCTCGACCTGGAGGACAACTCCTACGAGCCCGGCGACGGGTCCGGCATGGAGAAGGCCGGTACTTTCGGTGAGCGCTACGTGAAGTCGAGCGCCTTCTCCGGCTGGCAGAAGTCTCACCCGTCGGGTCTGGGGGATGGCTCCAACTTCTCGCTCCCCAAGGTGAAGATCGGCACCCTGGATGAGTACCTGGTCAATCGCAAGGCCAACGGCGCCACACTGGGTACCCCGGTCGCTCACATCCAGCCGATCCGCTATCCCACCGTTGACATGGTGGACCGTAAGCCGTTGACGCTTCTCGACGTCATCGGTCACGGCCAGATGGCGGGCAACTTCGAGTACGTGCAGATCACGGCGGTTACCAACAACACGGCGATCGTCCCTGAGAACCTGCAGGACACTGACCCGCTGAAGCCGACGTCGGACATGACGACTCAGCTGGCCGACTGCAAGGCCTACACCTTCGCAGACGGTTACGTTGTCACCAACCAGCTGCTTTCTGATGCCCCGGCGTTCGCGTCCTACATGAACACCGCGGTCACCTACAACCTCGACTCCACGATCGAGGACAAGGTGCTCAACGGCGCCGGTACTAGCGAGCCCATGGGCATCCTGCACACCTCTGGTGTTCAGGAGCAGACCTACACGGCCGCCGAGGGCGCCATGGACGTTGCCAAGGCCACCCGCCGGGGTATCTCCAAGGTCACTCAGGTCAACGGCATGACGACTGCCGTCGTGATGAACCCTGAGGACGTCGTTGAGCTCGACCTGATGCAGGACGCTGACAAGCGTTTCTACGGTCTTGGCCCGTTCGGCATCGGCCCTCGCACCCTGTGGGGTGTGCCGGTTATCGAGTCCGCCAAGATCGCCAAGGGTCAGGCGCTCCTCGGTGACTTCAACCAGGTCCAGCTCCTCGACCGTGAGGGCCTGGCTATCGAGGCGTTCAATCAGCACCTCGACTTCGCGGCCCGTAACCGGGTCTACGTCCGTGCCGAGCTGCGTGCCGGTGTCGTCATCTGGCGTCCGAACCGCCTCGTCGTGGTGAAGGCTGCCTGATATGTCGCCCGCAGTCAGGATGGTGACCATCCGAGGAATCCGATACCGCCTCGAGGACGCGGATGCTCTCGGTCTGCTGACCGACCCGACTGCCCTCGAGTCCGGCAAGGAGCCGGGACGTGTCTTGTCAACCGGCATCGCCAACCCGGAGAACACCGAGGCTCCGAAGCCTCAGGACAAGGACGCTACCCCGCCTTCGCCGAAGCGCCGTCGTCCGACGGCCAAGGAGTGATCTGACATGCCCGATGCGGCTGCTCTTATCGACCCCGCTGCGGTTGCGGCCGCATCGGGCGGTCGGGTCATGCCTGACGACCCTCGTCTGCCGATCCTCATCAAAGGCGCAACGGACGCGCTGCGCCTTTGGTGCGGATGGCACGTCACCCCGGTCGTGACGGAGACACTGGTCCTGGATGGGGAGGGGTCGCCCTCGCTGGCGCTCCCCTCCCGTCGGGTGCTGGACGTGTCGGCCGTGAAGATCGAGGGGGAGGCCGTCGCCTCCGACGAGTTCGATTGGTCGAAGGAGGGCATGCTCCGCCTCCGTCGTAAGTCGTTCCCCGACCGTTTCAGGTCGGTGGAGGTGACTTTGACGCACGGCTTCCCGGATGTTCCGGCCATGGTCTCGGTACTTACTCAGATCGTGCTTGGCGCATGCGCCTCCCCGCTGGGTGCCACCCAGGAGCAGGCCGGGTCGATCCTGGTGCGCTGGGCTCGTACAGGCATGCAGCTGGATGAGTCGGATCGACACGCCTTGGCGCCCTATCGTCTTCAGAACTGGACGTGATCCGATGCTGCCGTCCTTCGCCCACCAGTGGTGCACGATCCTCAACCCCGGTACCCGTGTCGAATGGGGTCACGAGGTTGACGATTGGGATCATCCGACGTCTCAGACCGTCATCTGCGTCTGGGAGTCGTCCTCCGCGGACATGCAGATGCTCGCCCTCGCCAGGAGCGGCACAGCAGCAGGCGCCAGGACGCTGTACCTGAATCCGGGTGCGCCCATCACGACTCGTTCCAGGATCAAGTTCCCGGGTGACAAGGAGGGCCAGCACTGGGAGGTTGTCAGCGAGCCTGCGTACAACGAGTCCCCGACGGGGGCTGTCTCGAACATCTCGACGACTCTGCGACGGTGGGAGGCGAAGCAGTAATGCCCCAGAAGGCCGTCGTGATGAACCCGAAGGGCATCCGTGCGGTGCTGAATCACCCGAAGATTCAGGCGCTCGTGAACTCTCGCGCCGACAAGATATGCGCAGCGGCGGGGGAGGGGTTTCACGTGAAACATCGTCCTAAGCGCATCCAGCGCTACGGCGCCCAGGTTCGTACCTCGGACAAGACAGGCCGCCGCCGGGCTGCGGAGGAGAACGCTCTTCTCAAGGCGACAGGAGCAGGCTCATGAGCGTCGATATGACAGGCGCCATGAGGGAGTACCTGGAGACGAAGTTCAACGTGCCGACGTTCGTCCAGCTCCCGGCGATTCGTCCGCCCAAGTTCCTGTTCATCGACCGGACGGGGGGAGGTCATCTCCGTCTGGCCTCCGACTACCCGTTTTTCACGATCGAGGCATGGGCTACCACCAAGAAGGAAGCGTATGACTTGGTGACGGCGGTCCGGTACCATGTGGTCAGGGAATTGCCTCCGCTTATAGGTGGCATTCGAATCATCAAACATGCTGAAAGCTCTCCGCCTGTGTACACGCCCACTACCGCCGCTGGGTCCTTCCGCTACCAGTTCACGATCGCCATCAGACATCAACTAGTGGAGGAGAAGTGATGGCCACCTACAAGGTGACGGCGCCCTGCGAGGTGCTTGGAGAGCCGAAGGGGCTCGAGGACATCGGGTCCACCGTGGAGCTCGACGACTATGACGCGCAGCCGCTGCTCTGGTACGGGCTGATCGCCCCTGTCGAGGGGGCGCCTGCCGAGGAGCCCCCCGCCGGGCAGCCCGCAGCTGAGGAGCCCCCGGCGGAGGAGACCACTTACGGTATTCCTCCGAGTTTCCCGCCTGCCCCTGAAAAGACCGACGCAGACCGGGCCGATGAGGCCGCAAACACCGAAAACAAGGAGGAGATCGCATGACATATGCGAAGCTCAATGTGGCTGAGGTCCTTCAGTTCGGTTCCGATGACGACGCTGTAGCGCTCGCCCCCGTCGGGACTGCTCTGCCTACGACTCTCGAGGCCGCTCTCGATCCGGCATTTGTCGAGGTCGGATGGATCAACGAAGACGGCATGACGTTTGCGCCGGACGACTCCGTTGACAAGCGTAAGGCGCATCAGGGTCACCGTATCTATCGAACGGTGATGACCGACTCGTCCACGGACTTCAAGTTCATCGCCCTGCAGGCCAACCTACACAACCTGGCCCTGCAGTGGAAGATCAAGTCCTCGACGAAGGACGCCGGGGGCAAGTTCTCCACGCACGTGCTGTCTAACGCCCGTGACATCGACGCCTACGCCATCGTGGTCAAGGCGTATGCCAACGGCCACGGCTACATCTGGGCCTGCAGCCGCTTCGAGGTCGGTGAGAGGGACGAGTACAAGATCTCCGCCACTGACGACGCCGCCACCCAGGTGTCCGGCACGTTCGCGGCTGACATCGTGTTCATCACCGACGACCCGGCTTTCGCCGCGGCCTGATCGAGTCTCCTCCCCGGCGGGGTTCTGCGTCGGTCGCCCGTCGGGGAGGTACCCACACTACGCAGACCGACGTGATGAAGGAAAGACCGACGCATGGCTACTACAACTAAAAAGGCTTCCACCGCCCCCCGCAAGGCGGGGCGCCCGCAGCCCCAGGATCGTTTGCCCAAGGCCGAGGCTCGTGACGAGCCGGTCGAGGTCGAGGTGCGGGGATTCATCCTTACGGTGGACCCCGACTTGTTCGACGACTACGACGTGATGAGCATGTTCGGATCGGGTCTCCCCGACCCGCTGCTGCGTGCCATGGTTCCGGACAACCAGACTCGTAAGGCCCTGCTCGACACGTGTGTTGACGAGGAGACCGGCAAGCGTCGCCTCTCGAAGGTCATGGAGATGGTCAGCGAGATCGTTGAGGCGGTCGGGGCGGGAAACTGATCGGCCTCCCCGTACTCCTGCGTGAGTACGGGGAGATCATAGAGGCTGATCTGCAGCGCTATTACGGCGTTGACCTGCTCGATATGTGGCGGGGGAAGGTCTCGATGCGGCGCATCAGCGTCCTCATCCGAGGCCTTCCGCCCGGCGCCGGGTTCCACCGGGTTCGCGGTGGGGACATGGCTTGGTCCCCGGAGGAGAGGGCGACCCGAGAGGGGTGCTGGCTCGTCGAGCGGGCAACCATCTTGGGTGCCACCAACGGCAAGGGCAAGCCGTCACCACAGCCCAAGCCTCCGGAGGAGGGCTGGTACGAGAAGTCCCAGCGGATGCGGCGCAAGGAGGCTCGTGCGGTCGAGCGCCTGCGCCGTAAGGCCGAAGAGGCTCGCAAGCGACTCGAGGCGGAGGCTGAAGGCACAAACGACTAGGAGATAGGCATGGCGGACGCCGGGGGCGCAGCTGAGTCCATTGAGCTGGCATCGGTCTACATCAACCTGGTGCCAGCGCTCAAGGGCGCGCCGGACGTGATCTCTCGTGCCATCACCAATGCTACGACCCGTAAGGCGTCGGAGCAGCTGGGGGATACGGTCGTCAGTGGCATTGGGAGTGCGCTGCGTAAGACGACCGAAATTCCGGCGGCGATGCAGGCGCTCTCCGCCAAGCTCTCCTCGGGGTTGAAGACCTCCAGTGAAGCGGCTCGAGTCGTCGGTGAGGCGGTCGTCAAGACCAAGAACATCATCAGCGAGACGGTCGGCTACGTCGGGGGAACGTGGGCGAGGGTCTGGGCTGGGCTGGCTGACCCGGTCAAGTCTGCCATGTCGTCCGCTGCATCGGCTACGTGGAACGCTATGACCACGGCGGCCACGGCTGCCGGTAATGCCGCTGCGGCCGTGGGCTCTGCTGCGGTTCGAATGGGCCAATCGTTCTGGGCTGCTACGGCCCCCGCGCGCAGCGCGTTCGCCTCTATGGCGAGGGACGCCTACAACTACTTCGTGGACCCGGCGGTCCGGTTGACGGCCGAGATCGGGTCCAGGATCGGCAACGCGGTTACCAGCGGCGCGGCCCGCGTCGGGTCGGCTTTCACGTCCATGGCGTCCTACGCCTACTCCGGGTTCGTCGAGCCCGCCATCCGTATGACGGCGGACTTCGGTACCCGACTGGGCAGCTCCATCGTGTCCGGCGCCGCCAACGTCAGGTCGGCCTTCACGACGATGGTGACGGCGGCTCGCGACAACTTCGTCGAGCCCGCCGTTAGGATGACCGCTGATTTCGGCAGCCGTGTGGCGACGTCGGTGGTCAATGGCGCCAATGCCGCCAGGTCGGCGTTTATGACTCTGGCTACGGCGGCTCGTGAGAATTTCATTGAGCCCGCGGTTCGCAGCACCATCGATCTCGGTAACCGTATCGGCTCTGCGATCTACACGGCTTCGGCGCCGGTGCGCAACGCCTTCTCGACCCTGGCTACGGCGGCCCGTGACAACTTCATCGAGCCTGCTGTCCGGATGGCGATGAACATAGGCAGTCGGGTCGGGTCAGCCGTCGGGGGAGCGGTCTCCAGAGTCTCAGATTTCATGGCGCCTGTTCTCGAGCGCGTCTCGGCGTTCGCCAGCGCCGTGCCCGGGAAGATTTCGTCGGCCTTCAGCACCGTTGGCTCGGTCACCAGCAGCGCGTTCTCCAAGGTCGGCTCGATCGCTAGTAGCGCCTTCGCCAGGGTTGGGGAGTATGCGTCCAACTCCGCCACACTCGTTAAGTACGGGTTCGACCGTACGATCCCGGCGGTGAGCTCGGCAGCCAGCCGTATCAAGGGCGTGTGGTCCGAGGCGTGGGCCAAGATGCCTGAGCCGGTCCACAACATGGTTTCCGGGATCGGGGGTGTGTTCCAAGGAATCCCCGGGAAGCTCGGCTCGGCTCTTACGACCGCCAAGGACGTCGCAGGACGTGTCGCTGGCGCTATCGGCTCCACAATCTCGGACGCCATCGGCGTCGGCGTGAAGGCCGCCGGAGTGGCCGCCGCCGGGCTCGGCGCGGTACTCGCTACCAACCTGGGCGGGGCCATTGAGCGTGCTGACCAGCTGAACAACTTCCCCAAGGTGATGTCCAACATCGGCTTCTCCTCGCAGGAGGCGGCTGAGCAGATCAAGCGCATCTCCTCCTCCCTCGACGGGCTGCCGACGGCGACGAACGATATCGTTCGCCTGGCGCAGTCCATGACGCCGCTTACCGGTGACCTGACATCGGCTACTGACGTGTCGCTTGCTCTGAACAACGCGTTGCTCGCCGGCGGCGCGTCGGGGACTCTCGCGGCCAACGCGATGGAGCAGTACCGGCAGCAATTCGCCGTCGGCAAGGTGGACATGATGGCCTGGCGGTCGATGACCAACGCCATGCCGGGCCAGATGGATCAGCTCGCCAAGTCCATTCTCGGCGTCGATGCCAACAGCCAGACGCTCTACAAGGCCATGAAGGACGGCACGGTTTCCTTCGGGGACTTCAACAACGCCCTGTTGAAGCTCAACACCGAGGGCGGGGAGGGCTTCGCCTCGTTCGAGACGCAGGCCCGGTCTGCTACTGGCGGTATCGGCACCGCGATCACGAACGTCAAGAACCGTATCCAGAAGGCCATGGCCTCGATCATTGAGGCTATCGGCGTTGAGAACATCAGCGGGAAGCTCAACAAGATTTCGGAGGGCTTCGTCGGGCTTGGCGATAAGATCGCGGGCGCCATCACCAAGATGAAGTCGGCGGGCTCGTTCGATTCGCTGAAGACGACCATGTCCGGGCTCGTGCCGGTCTTCGGTCTCCTTGGCGGCTCGTTGGGGCCTCTGTTGACCCGTATCCCCCTACTGGGCGGCGCCTTCTCCGGTCTGACCGCTCCCGTCGGGTTCACCATCGGGCTGTTCATCTCCATGTGGCAGCAGTCGGAGAAGCTTCGCACCTCAGTGTCGGACGCGTTCACCACGTTGGGGGACGCGCTCGCCTCGTCGGGTATCCAGACTGCTGTATCGGAGCTGTCTACTACGTTCAGCCAGGTGTCTCAGATTCTCGGGGACTCGCTGGGGAAGGCGATTGAACTTGTCGCTCCCCCGCTGGCCAACATGGCACAGACGATCTTTCCGCTCATATCTCAGGCCATCAACACTCTTGTGGCTGCTCTCGGCCCGATCATCGGTACGATCATCGAGAAGCTCGGGGAGTGGCTGGCGGTCATCATTCCTGTCCTGACCGAGGTCGGGCAGATCGTTATCCCGTTCATCACCAAGGCCATTCAGGACCTCGGGGCTTTCCTCGGGCCACTCGTTGATTTCCTTGGCACGATCCTGGTTGCCGCGTTTCAGCTCCTCGCGGCGGTCGCAGTTCCGGTCTTCCAGGCCATCGGGGCGGTGGCCAACTGGTTGTGGGACACCATCCTCGGCCCGGTCCTGCGCTGGATGGGGGAGCACCTGCAGGCGCTCACCGACTACCTGGACCAGAACTTCCGTGTCAACACCGAGACCGCCCTGACGGCCGTCGGGAACGCCTGGAACTGGCTGTACACGAACGCCGTCGGGCCGTTCATCACCTGGTGGCAGGAGACAGCTTGGCCCGCCATCCAGATCGGATGGAGCTATATCGTGGCGGCGGCGGAGGCTGCATGGCCCTACATTGTGGCGGCCTGGAACTGGATCTGGGACGCCGTCTCCAGGTTCGTCACCTGGTGGCAGGAGACCGCCTGGCCCTGGATCCAATGGGGCTGGGGCCAGCTCGTCGAGTTGGTCGAATGGATGTGGCCCTACGTTGTGGCAGCCTGGAACTGGATCGGAGACGCGATCGGGAGCTTCGTTAACTGGTGGCAGAGCACTGCATGGCCCTGGATCCAGTGGGGTTGGAGCCAGCTTGTTTCGCTAGCCGAGTGGATGTGGCCTATCATCCAGCAGGCTTGGAACTTCATCTACAGCGGAGTTGAGGCCTTCTACAACTGGTTCATCTACACGGCGTGGCCGTGGATCACGTGGGCGTGGAACAACCTTGTGGCGGTCGTCAACTTCCTTTGGCCTGCTGTCCAGGCGGCGTGGAACTTCATTATGGCGGCCATCGAACCGGTGTACGCCTTCATCGTCTACGTTGCGTGGCCGCTCATCGTCGCGGCTTGGAACGGTATCGCGGCTGCCGCTAACGTGCTGTGGACTCTGATCCAGATCGCTTGGCAAGGTATTCAGGCGATTGTGAGCGCTGTCGCCAATTTCATCTCGAGCTATGTGGTCCCCGTCATCCAGATAGGGTGGAACCTGATCGCAACAGGTGCTCTTGCCATGCAGAATGGTGTGTCGAACGCCTGGAGCCTGCTCCGCAGCAGTGTCAGCTCCGCCGGGAACTGGCTTCAAAACACGCTTCTCCCAATGATTAGTCGTACGTGGGACGGGATCGCCAGGGGTGCCCTAGCGATGCGGGATGGAGTCGCCAGCGCGTTCGAGCGCGTCAAGAGCGCAGCGGCGCAGCCGATCAACTTCGTCATCCGAACGGTGTACACCGGCGGCATTAAGAAGTTGGCCGACAGTGTTATGGAGGCGCTGGGCCTTGACTTCCGCATGCCATCGGTCCCGGAAATCAAATTCGCCTCCGGCGGTGTGCTGCCAGGCTATTCCCCGGGCAGGGACATCTACCATTTCGTTTCCCCCGACGGGGGCGGACGCCTCGCCCTGTCTGGCGGTGAGGCGATCATGCGGCCAGAGTGGGTGAAGGCTGTTGGTGGCCCGCGCATGGTCAATGCCATGAACGCGGCCGCCTCCAGCGGGCACCGTATCCCCGGTGGGGACCTCGGCGGTGCCTCGTACCAGGCGTTCGCGCCGGGAGGTATCTGGGAGCCCTTGAAGGACAAGATCGGCTCTACGGTTGAGAAGGCCGCGCATTGGGTTTCCAGTGCTGCGGAGGCCGCCACCACCATCATGATGGACCCGGCGGGGGCTATCGAGACGATGGTCAAGGGCCAGGTTGACAAGATCATGGGCGGTTACAGCGGCTCCAAGAGCAACTTCATGTGGAAGGCCGGTGAAGCGGTCGTCGGCAAGGTGCTTGGCGGCCTGAAGGACTACACGGTTGCCCACGCTCCGAAGCCGTCTTTCGGTGGCGGCGACGGGCCGGTCGATATGACTGGTGCGACGGACCTGCCGTCCGCGGCCCGCAAGGCCATCGGTACCCCGTACGTCTGGGGCGGATCGTCCGTCCCCGGCGGGCTGGACTGTTCTGGCCTGGTCTACTGGGCCGCCAAGCAGCTCGGTTGGGGCTGGCCCAGGCTGACGGCCGCCGGATACCAGGCGGGTTCCCGCCCCGGTAACGCCATGGTCCCCGGCAACCTGCTGTTCTGGGGCTACCCTGCGCATCACGTGGCGATCGCGTCGGGCGGCGGTCGGATGATTGAGGCGCCCACCTTCGGTATCCCGGTCCGTGAGATCGGTATCTATGGTGGCCCATCCGCGGGCGTCTACGGCTACGACTCCGGCGGCTGGCTGCAGCCTGGAGCCACCTTGGCGGTCAACAAGACCGGTCAGCCGGAGGCCGTGGTCACCAACAGCCAGTGGAACAAGCTGGACCGTCTGGTGGACGCTATCGAGAACGGTTCGTTCTCAGGCGGGGCACGAGAGCTCGTAATCGTGGATGCCGACGGAGACCTGATCGGTCGGATGCAAACGGAGGCCGTTGGGGCAATCGTCGAATACGACCGTCTTAACCATTGATCGCCGTTGATAAGATACGACTGTAGAAATCGCACAGGAGGGCACCCATGGCGCTGACAGGTTGGATCGCCACGCATACCGGGCTGCCCTCCCTGATGGCCACAGGCAAGGAGCCGATCTATGTCGGCGACCGTCTCCTGACAGCGCCGGGGTTCGCCCGCGCACCCCGCTCCACCATGTGGTGGAAGCATTCCAAGGCGGAGGAGCGGGGGCCGCTCTTGACAGAGCCCCGGACGACTCTCGTGTCCGATGCCTTCGCCGTGCCCGGCTCAACCTACACCTACACCCAGGGCGACTCCTCGGTGACTCTCACCCGCCCCAAGGGAGAGTGGTGGCAGGCGGTCATCTCCGGCATGGACGGCAGGGTCTTCCCCGGCGTGGCCTGGGACGACAACGGTGACCCGCGGGACTGGAAGTCAGGGGTTCATAGCTTCAACGACCGCACTTGGCGATGGCCCCTCAACGACCCCGCGAGGACGGGCACAGGTGTGCTCACCCTGCTGGACGGCGAGCAGCACGAGGGCCTATGGGATCTGATCCGCCGCTCTGAGCCGCTGATCGTGCTGCCAGGTGAGCACACCGTGTCTCTACCGCCGCGCTTCGTCGTCATCACCAAGGCGTCCTCGAAGCGGTTGTACGGCGACGCGGTCGAGTACTCGTGTGCTTGGACCGAGGTCCCGGAGTCCTCTCCGGTCCTGGCGGGCAAGACGAGCGGCTATGGCGCCGCCCCGGTGGTCAACTGGGGTGAGTGGGGCGACCTCGACAAGGATGCGTGGGCTCACCGCACCCCGATCGAGCTGTGCCGTCAGATCGCGGGGATGCCGTGAGGCCGGGTCCGACGACCGACGACCTGGCGGGCGGTGTCGCCGTTGGGGCGCGTATCGACGTCATCCGTGGCGGGAAGGTGCTCGCCGTCGGCGTCCCGGCGGATGGGGTGACACTCCAGTGGTCTGGGGGCTCCAGGTCTGTACCCGGGCAGCTCTCCTACAAGTGCCCCTTGTCATGGGCTCCGCTGGACCCGCTGGACGCGCTGAACAATTTCGGTCAGCGGTCGATCCTGACAGCGCTGATCGAGGATCGTACCGGCCGCCGCTGGGAGATCCCCATGGGGCATTTCGTACACACCACCTGGAGTGTGGACAAGGACTCCGTGTCCGTGACCGCCACCGATCTCATGCAGTTGCTGGAGGATAACCCCGCCCCGTGGGGGTCCTCCCCACCGGAGGACGCCACCACGCTGGGTGAGTTGAGACGGCTGTCTGACAACGTCGTGCCGATCTTCCTAGAGGACAACGTCCCGGATCGCCCAGTACCCCGAACCTCTCAGTGGGGGACCTCCCGCACTGAGGCAGTGCGAAAACTCGGGGAGTCCCAGGGTTTCTCCCTACGGGCAGGCGGCGACGGGGCGCTGCACGCCTACGCCACTCGTCGGACTACACGGCCCGACGTCATCTACTCGGCCGAGAACGGGATGCTGGTGAACGCCCCTCGAGCGCCCCGCTCTGGCGGCCGCCGTCCTAACCGCTGGTACTCGACCGGCACCAAACAGGGGCAAGGCGACAAGAAGAACGAAGAGAAATGGACCGCTGTCAGGACGATGACGGCCCAGCCCTACGAGCCCGAAGGGTATGGCTGGATCACCGCCCACAAGGAGGTCTCCGGCGCCGAAGACGAATTCGCCGTCGAACAGGCGGCCGATGCTCTGATGCAGGCCGATCTGCAGTCGGCACAGTCCCGTTCCCTGGAGGTCGTGCCCGACGCGCGCATCGAGGTCGGCGACGTCGTCGGGGTTGTAACTGAGGAGCGGGAGCATTTCGCCGGTATAGTTACTGCCTATAACCTGCCACTGACAGAGCCGGACAAGACTATGCGCATCGACATTAACGTGCTGGAGGACTGATGGCACACCGCGTGAAGCCCTCTCTCCTCATCGACACGGTTCCGAGCACCCGACGGCAGCCGGGTACGGGGACGATCGCCGTCCCTCCGGCCCCCGTGTCTTGGACTTACGGGAAGATCATCAACACCCCGAGTACTGACGCCTCGCTCCCGCCGGGCTGGGTCGAGGTGGGCATACCCTACGGCAACCCTGTGTGTAAGTCGGTGGGGGAGTCCGACGGTATCAGTACGTGGGTGGGTGCCCGGGTCATGGTCATCCTGGATACGTCGGGCCGGGTCGTCAAGATCAGCGACCCGATCGCTGAGCCGGGCCCCGACGACAACGTCGAGTACCTCGGGCAGTCCGGACGGCGACTCAAGCGGGCGCTCGACGACGCCGTGAAAGCCCAGCGGGCTGCGGAGCAGGTCCGGGACAACGCTCGTGAGGCGGAGAATAAGGCCTCGCAGGCGGCTCGGGATGCGGCCAAGGCTCTCAAGGTCGGCGAGGCGAATCGCCCACCCCACGTGGGGGAGAACGCCCCGGAGAACCCGCCGCTCGGAATGTTGTGGTATGTCACCGATGTTAACGGTAACATCACGGCGGTCCGGCTCTGGGACGGCAACCAGTGGCTGCCCCGCCCCCTCGTGGCAGACAGCGTTCTCGTCCCCGGCTCCGTGGGGGACGCCTCGATCAAGGATGGGGCGATTACGGCGCCCAAGATCTATGCCTCCAAGGAGTTGTCCGCCAAGATCGGCGCGTTCCTCGAGGTCACCACCGACATGCTCACCGCCGGGAACGCGACGATTCCCGGCACCGCCGTCGTTGGCGACCTGATCGGTAACCGGCTCATGGGTGGTGAGCTCGCCCTGATCGACACTGATGACTCGACGAAAACGGTGACGCAGGACTTCCTCAAGGGCTTTGAGGGCTGGTCCCCGCGCACCGCGATCGTCAAGTCTATGGCCATGCGGCAGAAAAACGGGGCGCTGGTTTTCGAGCCGTCTCAGACTGAAGCACCCCTCGCTGACAACGTGACAGGCCCAGTCGTACCGGTCGCCGAGCACATCGGGTCGATAGCAGGTCTCACGGAGTCCTCTGGCGATATCAAGCTCACCATGGATTTTACAGTCCAGGGTGAGCAGGACGGCGCCCTCTCGATCGTCACAGCGAGCGGCAAGAACATCAAGCGCCGCTTTACCGGCGACAAGCTCGGTAACGTTCACATCGAGGAGCAGCTGCCCGACGGGGACCCTCTCGGGGCGGGTTCGAACCTGGCCGTCTACGTTGAGCCGAGGCCGTGGCCGCCCCAGGTGGTCGTCCGGAGTGTTTCGCTTTCGTGGCGTCAGACGCGTAAGTCGGGCTTGCGGGTTTTCCGGGACCAGAAAGGTACCGCGAAGATCGAGATCACCGACAGCATTGGCGGTGTAACAACGCTGGACAGCTCTGGCATCTCCTACCGCCCCATCGGAGGTGTCGATAGCACTCGGCGTTGGAAGACTTTCACCGTGCCGCCACTGCTCAATGTCGTCATGAGAAACGGCACCTCGGGCGGCAAGGGCGACACATGGCTTAATTTCAGGCCTAACTTGTTCGGAGACTGGGAAGTACTTAACCGGGGCGGGTTCGTCGTCGCTGAAAGAGGGTACAACGTCCCCGTAGACGGGTTCTACCGCCTATCTGTCAATGTATGGTTCCGCGCCATTGAGCGTTATACCGTAGGGGCGGGAGTAATGACCGATGGGGGTATAGACAAGTTGGGTATCTACACCTACGGCGAAACAGGCCGCAACACTTGGCGCAATATCTACTCCACGGGCATCAGAAAGTTGACTGCCGGTACTCGCGTGTCTCCGGCCTTTTACCACGACTACAACGGGTTCTGGCCCATCACGGATCTGTCTTTCAGCGCTGAATTCCTCCACGACGCAGACTAACAAGGAGACTGACATATGCCTGTAACACGATGGACTGGAAGCGCGGTCCCCGACGCGGGGGATGATCTGCTCGGCGCCTGGGACGCATATGATGACTCCCTGGGTCGGGTCCTGCATGCCTCGTCGATATCGGCTGCCAAGGTGATGCTGGCCTCCGCGCCCCCCCGCGCGGGCCCCCCCGCCACGC